TTTTTGCTCTTTACAATGTGATATTAATATTTATCAATTAAAATGTGCCAGCATCTAAATCAATTCTGTTATCCAAATCTATGTCCAACTCATCTACAAAAGGATCTGGAATTCCTGGAGAAATTGGTTCTGTAACAGATGCAGTTAAAACATCATCTGGATTTACATTTTTCCATTTGTTAGTTGCATGATCATACATCAAAACATACTTATCAAGATCTCCTGTAATTTCTACATCTGTAAGATCATTTAATGTCTGTGCCATATCTATTTGATACGATAGTCCTACTTTGTAACTTTTTGGTTGAGTTACTTTTACTTGATATTCAGTCATACTGATACACTTTCATATACTAGAGCAGTTCCTTTAACAACTTTTATTCTTTTAGTATCTATAGTTAAAACCACATCAAAATAATTTCTACCTTCGGATAAATTTGAAGTTTGTTCTGCTGTCAGAGATAATTTTATTGTTCCAGTTGCAGCAGTGATTAATTTTGCAAATTCTTCATATGCTGTTGATGTTGGATATTTACGAATAGATGCATATGATGTGCTCAATCCAGCCAATGAACTGGACGAAGAATCACTATTAAATAAATTAAATGTTGCTTCAAAATCAACACCTTTTTCAATAACCAAATTGTTAATTTCAGCAACGGCCATTGATTTGATGAATATTTTAACTATTTATTATTCTTGTTTGTCTATTGGTTGATTTTTTAAAAGTTTTGACAATTCTGCAGTTGATCCAACAAATAATGCATTGGTAACATTTGTTGGGCCTTTTGATTTTGTTTCATCAATATCTTTGAGTTTCTTTTGAAGATCAATTAATTTATCAGTTGCATCTGCTACATTTTTAATAAGTTGTCCTGCAACTTCATAAGCCCTTGGCATTTCACTTTCTTGTGCTAATTCTAGAATACCATTTAATGCCTCTTGTCCTTTTTCAATAATAGCATATAAATTTCCTCTTGTATACTCATAATCTTTTTTAAGATCATTTGAAACTTCTTCTATCTCATCAATTTTTTTTTCGATAGTTTCTACTTTTGTCTCTACAATTTCATTAGAAACATTGAAAGTTTTATTTAAATCGTCAAACTTTTTTGTCATTTTCATAATCACCCACTAAATCCAAAATCATCTCCTGCTTGAATTAATGCATTATCTGCAGCGACGATTAGATTGACAGCACTACCTAATACGTGAGGTGCTGCAATCGTGTTATCTGCTCCACGTTTAACCGTAAGTTGATTTGAGGTTTTTGATTCAACATACATCTCTTCATTATCAATGGTAATATAATCTCCCACTACAATGCCAGAAGCGTCATTAACATCAATAAATTTGGTTGTTTCATTAATATCTACACCTAAGTTAGTAACAACATTTTCACTGTAACTCTTAATCGCTCTGGGTTCTGTGGAATATGTAATATCTCTTGTTGGCGTTCCTGTGGCATCTCCAGCAATATAACCGATAGAAACTTTTTTGATAACGTCTTTGGAAACATCGGTAATAGGGCCAAAAAGATAAGTTTTAGCAGTGAATCTTAAAGTATAAATTAAAGCTCTTCTTGTATCAAAATTTCCCTCATAATCATCTTGCATTGAAATACCTTCAAAGATGACAGGTATGTCTCTTTTTTCTCCAATCTGTTCTACCAAATCAACTGTCAATGTATATTGTGGTTGAAAATATGGGAGCACCTGTTCAATAATTTGAAGCATATCATCATTTAATTTTGTCATGATGCTCAGTTCAAATGTCATGTTATAAGGAACTGGCATATAAACTCTTCTGATTTGCTTTTCATCAGAAGATAATCCAGACAAGAAAGTTTGAGTTGTAGTTACTTTTCTTGATGGATCGTATGTTAATCCAGTAAATTCAAATGACATTCTTGGTAATGACATTTGAACTGGTTTATTCGAATTTGGAGCCTGCTCAAGTCTTGCTAAAAACTTTTGAGTTGGCCCATATGCCAAAGGAACTTCAATCACACTTACTGTTTGATCTGAATCATTAACATGTTTGATTTTCATACCATTAAAAAGAGTTCCAAACCCAATAATGGTTTTTCTCAAAATTTCGTGGTAAAAATATTCAAACATGTCAGTAAAAGTTTATATTACTATTTAATGTTGCATTATTTATGGTGTTCCAAAAGGATTCTTTTCACTAAAATCAATAATTTGATCAGATTCTTCTTCAATTACATCATTCTGTGCATAAGGATCGACAAGATTATATGCTTGAACCTTCCTTAATTTATAAGATGCTGATGATGCTGTTCCAACAACAACATCACCATCTACAAAATCTTTTGTGATTTTGTAAACTTCTAATGCGCCAGTTGTAGCATTCCAAGACTTAACTAATGCGGATGCTCCACTTATACTGCCAGTAACCGTTTCGTTAATAACATAAGTTCCAATACCGATCATATATGGGGATCCAATTGTAATTGTAGGTGCAACAGTATATCCGAGGCCTGCGTTAGTGATTGTAATTGACGTAACCACACCAGCAGTATTAATTTTTGCTCTACCTGTTGCTGTAATACCTGTTCCAACTGGAGCCGCGCTAAAAGTAATGATTGGTGGAGTCGCATATCCACCACCACCACTTGTGAGATTTATTGCTCCCACAATACCATCACCAATAGTTGCTGTTGCCGCGGCCCCTGCACCACCTCCACCAATAAAAACAACAGATGGTGCTACAGTATATCCAAATCCAGGGTTTGTAAGTTCAACTCCCTGAACTTTTAATGCACTTGTACCATTACAATCTACAAGATTACCAATCATTGTAGCGATACCAATTGCAGTTTGTCCTCCTGATGGAGCAGATGAAATTGCAACTGTTGGAGTTGATTTGTATCCACTACCTCTATTAGTGATCGTTATAAATCTAACGCCACCATTAACTACATTAGTAGTCGCTGTTGCAGTTGTACCAACTCCAACTAAAGTGAGTGTTTGAATATAACCATCATTTTCTACATTATCGTCAATTTCTTCAATTCCAGTATCAACGACTTCATCTTCATATCTAAAGAGTTCACACCTCAGTTCATAAACATATGTTTTTTGAAGTTGATAAAATGGTTTTTCTTGCTCAACAAATTTTATTTCAAATAATCTATCGCCTAATGGAAAATAAATTAAGTCCCCCTCTTTGGGACGAGTTGATAATTTAATATTTGGTAAATTTTGAATCAATGGAGTAATATAATTTTCAAATCTGTCTTTTGAAATAATTAAAGTTAAATCTGTGAGTGGTTGAATTCCAAATTTTGATAAAATTGTTCCTTGTCCTTCATATCCTTCATAAGTATCAACATATGCTTCTAATGGATATGCATTATCAAATTTTGATTCGATAACTTCTTTAATAATCGTTTTTTCCGTTACATATTGACGAGGAAGATAATGAATATCAACACCATACATGCGGAGTTGTTCATTGATCAAATCTTGAATCAATCCTTGTTCGTTTTTTGATCCCTGTAAAAAAAATGGATTGAGCATTTTATCCGATCATGTCCAGTGGGGGTAATTCGTATGTACTGGACATTCTCTCCATAAGAATATCTAGTTCTCTCTGAGCATCGTCATATATCTGTCTTCCGTTCAATTCAACTCCTCCAGGAAGTTTGACTCCTTGGAATTTAATTAAATTTTGTCCCCACTGACGTTTAATCAACGCTGTTAAGTATGGTTTTAAGAAAGAATCATTCCACACTCGTGCATAATCATTACCGTCCATTGTTCTCCAACAATCGATAATGATCCAATTTCCCACTGCTGCACTACCCCAATCAATATCTAAGTAAAGTCTATCTTGTCTTTTATTAAACCTAATTTGTTTATCAGTTGTCAAAAGAAAATCAATATCTTCAAGATAAGTTTTAACCATTGCATAAGTTAACAATTCAGTAGATCCCCAATAATAAACATCGTTGAGAAACAACTGATATTTAACACTAAACATATTATGAGTAATACTATTAGTGCCGTCAAATTTATAAATTTTGTTTACTCCAATTACGGATGGATGAACTGGCAAATAATTTCCATTCTCTTCATATTTAAATGATGTACTATATCCTACAGTTTCAGTTACAGTTGTGGTTGTAATGCCTACAGATCCAGATGATCCACCTCTTGCTCTTCCTCTATCAATATCATCTTGTGTGATCTGATATTTCATATAAGTTTGATAGACACCATCAAAGTGTCTTTCTTGGAAGAATTGAACTGCATCATCAACAAGATCTTCAATCTGCTCATCAGCAACATTGATCTCTAAAACTGGATAACCCAGTTTTCTTTTACAATAATCGATAAGCTCTTGTCGAGTAGATGGTTGTGCCATTAGAGTTGTGTCAAGACTTCTTGTTGTTTTAGATACAACTTAATATACATCCTTGAAAGGGTTTTCAAAGTTTCAAGATCATTAATACTATCTATATCTCTTGAATGTTTCTCATATTCAAACATTTTATTAATATTTTCTAATGTAATACTATTTGGATCCATTGATCATACTCCT